CTGCTGGCGACACAGTTATTACAAAGATTATTGAAACTGCACTTACCGATGGTCACCCATCACAAGGTGCAATGTTAAAGTTCTGTGGCGAGAGGTTACTACCCTTGTCCAGTTTTGAAAGTAAAGGTAATGGCGGAGTTCCTACCATTAGTATTAATATTTCTGGTATTAGCAATCCTGTGGTGGATGCTAAAGAGCATGATGTAATTGAAACAGGTATTACAGATGTAGAGGTTAAAGAATGAAAACTTGCTACAAATGTAAAGAGACAAAAGAATTATCAGAGTTTTATAAAGACAAAACAAAACCAAAAGGTATTGACGGAATCTGTAAGGTTTGTACTAATATTAAGAACAAAGCTTGGAGAACAAACAATCCTGAAAAAGACTACGGTAGATGGTTAAACAGACAAGTAGCAAAACAACAAAGAACTGTTAGTTGGGATAAAGAATTAACTGATTTAGTAGTTGTTGAAGGTTTAAATCTTTGTAAACGATTAGAAAAATTAACAAACAGTAGTTGGCATTTAGACCACATTATTCCTTTAAGAGGTAAAACTGTTAGTGGTCTTCATGTGTGGAATAATTTCCAAGTGCTTCCAGCCAGTGTAAATATCCGTAAAGGTAACAAATGGCTGAGTTAAACTTTCAACTGTTGAAATGGCAGCAGTCTGTATTCAAAGATAAGACTAGGTTTAAAGTTATTGCTGCTGGTCGTCGCTGCGGTAAATCACGATTGTCTGCAGTAACACTATTGATTGAAGGTATTAACTGTCCTGAAGGTTCTGCGGTGATGTATGTTGCACCGACATTAGGACAAGCCAGAACAATTATCTGGGATTTGTTAAATGAACTAGGTAGACCAATTATCAAGTCTGCACACATTAACAACCTAGAGATTACTTTGGTGAATGGTAGGAAGATATTGGTTCGTGGTGCGGATAACCCAGACTCACTTCGTGGTGTGTCTTTATCGTACCTAGTGATGGACGAAGTTGCTTTTATTAAAGCAGAGATTTGGGAGAAAGTACTTCGTGCTGCTTTGTCTGATAAAAAAGGTAGAGCTATGTTTATCTCTACACCGTCAGGCAGGAATCACTTCTATGACTGGTATCAGTTAGGACAGTCTGGTGAGGATGAGGAATGGAAGTCTTGGCACTTTACCACCGCTGACAATGAGACGATTGACCCTAAAGAGATTGAAGCTGCTAAGAGAACACTGAGTTCATTTGCTTTCAATCAGGAATATATGTCTTCCTTTAACAATGCTGGTGCAGGGTTGTTTAAAGAAGAATGGATTAAGTTTGGTGAAGAACCACAGATTGGTAGTTGGTATATTGCAATCGACTTAGCTGGCTTTGAAGGAGTGTCTAAGAATGCTTCTGCAGCTAAGAACAGACTGGATAAGTCAGCGATTGCTTGTGTTAAGGTAACTGACGACGGTATGTGGTTTGTAGACAAGATTGAGTCTGGTCGCTGGGATATTGAAGAGACAGCAACTAGGATTCTTAAAAACATCGCTGAGTATGAACCACTAGCAGTCGGTATCGAACGAGGTGCTCTTAAGAATGCAGTGTTACCGTACTTAAGTAACTTGATGAGACAGCATAACTGTTTCGCACATATTCAAGACTTAACACACGGTAACAAGAAGAAAGTAGATAGAGTTATTTGGGCTTTGCAGGGACGATTTGAGCATGGCAAAGTAGTTCTAAACTGTGAAGGTGACTTTGATGAGTTTGTTGACCAACTCTTAATGTTCCCAACACCGCAGGTACATGATGACTTACCAGATGCCTTGTCATACATCGACCAGTTAGCTATCACTAGCTATAACTTTGATGATGATGGTGGCGATGAGTGGGAAACTTTTGATGTTATATCGGGATACTAAATGAATAATTGCCCTCCTTCATTACAAGACAACAAAGTAAATATTGAGAACCATCTCTCTACTATTGCTAATCATGGTTTAGGTCCTGTTGACCCTAGACAACCTAATGAAGACTTCTGGAAACAGAAGGCTATGCGATGGATGACTACTGAAGGTTTAGCTCGTGGTCGTCTCTGTGCAAACTGTGAATACTATGTCAATACATCAGAGATTGAAGACTGTATCGCTAACGGTCCAGCATTCAATTTCAAAACATCTTCTGTTCCTGTAACACCAAAGTTAGCAGACATTGAAGACCATCCTTTAGCATGGTGTCGTAAGTTTGACATCACTTGCTCTCCAACTCGTACTTGTGACGAACAAGAGATGGGTGGTCCAATAGATGATGCTCGTGTGGAATATGAAGACCCATTCAAAGATACAACAGAGGAAGACTAAATGGCACAAATGATGGACAAAAACGAAGGTACTAAGAGCTGGGACGAACCCAGTGAATCTGACAAAGAAGTAGTATCTTTTGTCGTATCACATACCGACCGATGGAGAGACCATCGTGACCAAAACTTCTTACAGAACTGGTTAGAATACGAACGAATCTTCCGTGGTGTTTGGGATGCTTCTGACCGTACTCGTGACTCAGAGAGAAGCCGTATTATCAGCCCAGCAACTCAGCAAGCAGTAGAGACTCGCCATGCTGAGATTATGGAAGCTATCTTTGGTAACGGTGAATACTTTGACATCAAAGACGATGTACAAGATATGAACGGTAACCCAATGGATGTTGAGATGATTCGTGCTCAACTCCGTGAAGACCTAGAAAAGCATAAGATTCGTAAGTCTATTGACCAAATCGAATTGATGGCTGAAATCTATGGTACAGGTATCGGTGAATTAGTTGTTAAACAAGAAGTAGAGTATGTTCCAGCTACTCAGCCTATCCCTGGCTCACAACAAGCTGCTTACGGTGTACAAGAGAAAGAATACTTCTGTGTTAAGACAGTTCCTGTTAATCCTAAGAACTTCTTGATTGACCCTAATGCTACTTCTATCGAAGATGCTATGGGCTGTGCTATTGAGAAGTTTGTGTCTATTCACAAAGTGGTTGAAGGTATGGAAAAAGGTATCTATCGTAAGGTAGACATCGGTCCATCAGGCAACGACGATGACTTAGAAGCTACTCAAGAGTTAGTAGAGTTCCAAGACGATAAAGTTAAGCTTTTAACTTACTATGGCTTAGTTCCTAAAGAGTACATTGAACAGCTTGAGAACGACGGAGAAGAGGTTGTAGACCTATTCCCAGAGGATAGTACAGCTGACACCTATTCAGGGCTTGTAGAAGCGATTGTAGTGATTGCTAACGATGGTTTATTATTGAAGGCAGAGAAATCTCCTTACATGATGAAAGACCGTCCTGTAGTTGCTTACCAAGATGATACAGTTCCTGGTCGTTTCTGGGGTCGTGGTACAGTAGAAAAAGCATACAATATGCAAAAAGCTATTGATGCACAGCTTCGTAGCCACCTAGACTCATTAGCATTGACTACAGCACCAATGATTGCTATGGATGCTACTCGTCTACCTCGTGGTGCTAAGTTTGAAGTGAAGCCTGGTAAAGCTATTTTGACGAACGGTGCTCCTTCAGAAATTCTATACCCATTCCAGTTTGGTCAGACTAAGCAGGACAATGCTGCAGCTGCCAAAGAGTTCGAGAGAATGTTGTTACAAGCAACAGGTACTTTAGACTCACAAGGTCTAGTGTCTCAAGCTCCTCGTGATGCTGGCGGTCAAGGCATGACAATGGCTATGGCTGGAATCATTAAGAAGTATAAGAGAACTCTCACAAACTTCCAAGAAGACTTTTTAGTCCCATTGATTAAGAAAGTAGCCTTCCGTTATATGCAGTTTGACCCTGAGAGATACCCTTCTGTTGACATGAAGTTCTTACCGACAGCTACTTTAGGTATTATGGCTCGTGAGTACGAACAACAACAGCTAATTGGCTTGTTACAGACTCTTGGACCTAACACACCAGTGTTGCCAATCATCCTTAAGGGCATTATTGCTAACTCTAGCTTGTCAAATCGTGCTGAAATGGAAGCAGCTTTGGCTCAAATGTCTCAACCTGACCCACAACAAGCTCAAATGCAGCAGATGGCAGCTCAGATGGAGATGGAACAGAAGCAAGCTACTACTGAATCACTCAAAGCTCGTGCTATGAGAGACGGTGCAGAAGCTCAAAAGACTATGGTTGAAGCTCAATTAGCACCTGAAGAGGTAAAAGCTAAGATTATTAGCTCAATTTCTACCAACATCAACGGTCAAAACCAAGATGGTGAGTTTGAAAAGAGAGCTAAGATTGCCGAATTGATGCTTAAAGAGAAAGACATCAATAACAAAGGCAAGATTGTCGAGATGCAGATGCAAAAACAAGCAAATAATGCTTGACAAACTGGCTAAAGTGTTGTAAAATAGCAACACTTTTAACCAAAAATGAAGTGAGCACTTACTTACTTCAATATTTCTCCAAAAAGGATAAAGAAATATGGACAAGAAATTACAAAGCTATTACGAAGAGAGATTTTCGATGATGGCTACCAAGGGTTGGCAAGATTTGATGGAAGATGCAGAACAAATGTTCAAAGCATTGAACCAAGTGATGCCAATTCAGAACGAAACAGAGTTACAGCTTAAAAGAGGACAACTAGACATCCTAAATTGGATTCTAAGCCTTAAAGAAAGCTCAACTCAAGCCTACGAACAGCTCATGTCGGGAGACAGCAGCAATGAGTCGTAGGATGTACGAGTTCCAGTGTGAAGCTGGACATATTACAGAGAGCTTAGTTGGTTATGAGACAACTGTAGTTCCATGTAGTGCTTGTGGCAACGATGCGAAACGAATCATATCGACACCTCGTATCTCATTGGATGGTACAGACCCAGTGTATGTATCAGCTCATGAGAGATGGGCTAGAAATCGTGAGGAAGCTCGCAAAGCTGAACAAAAGCGAAACGAAGCCTAAGATACCTCGAAAGAGCCTTAGATTATAAATCCTAAAATCACTTGATTCGGTGACAGGAGACTTTAAATGGCAGCAAATTTTGTAGAACAGGAAGAATTGTTTCCTAATGAAGAGCAAGCAGTAGAACAAACTCAAGCAGAAGCTACACCAGCAGAACCTGCAAAAGTAGAAGAACCAGTAGATGAGTTACCAGAGAAGTATAAAGGTAAATCAGCTGCAGAGATTGCAAAGATGCACATTGAAGCTGAAAAGCTGATTGGCAGACAAGCAAACGAGGTTCATGAAGTTCGTAGTCTTGCAGACCAGTTATTGAAACAACAACTCGAATCCTCTAAAAAAGCTGCAGAGCCTATTGAAGAATCGCTAGACGAAGACTTTTTTGCAGACCCTAAACAAGCCGTCGCAAGAACAGTTGAGAAGCACCCTGCAGTAATTGAAGCTAGACAGGCTGCACTCGAAATGAAGAAGATGAAAACTGCACAGCAATTAGCAGCTAAACATCCTGATTTTACCACCATCGCAGCTGATGCTGGTTTCCAAGATTGGGTTAAATCTTCATCAATTCGTTTGAACCTATTTGCTAAAGCAGATGCTGAGTATGATTTTGAAGCTGCTGATGAATTGTTGTCTACCTATAAGGAGATTAAACAAATCAAACAACAGCAACAAGTTCAACAAGCAACCAATGCTGATTTAGTAGAGAGTAAAGCTCAATCACAAGCAATGAAAGCGGCAACTGTTGATGTAGGTGGTTCTGGTGAGGTAAGCCGTAAGGTATATCGTCGAGCAGACCTAATTAAATTGAGAATGACTGACCCTGATAGATATATGCAAATGTCTGATGAAATCATGACTGCATATGCTGAAGGTAGAGTCAAGTAATTTTAGAACTTATTTTTTAAAGGATTAAATATCATGGCAGTAACAGCAGAAAATTTCCCAGGAACATCTAGTTCCATCGTAACAGCATCTAAAGCAGGTACTTTCATTCCAGAAATTTGGAGTGATGAGGTTATCGCTGCTTACAAAAAGAACATCGTTCTTGCAAACTTAGTTCGCAAAATGTCATTCCGTGGCAAAAAAGGCGACACACTTCATATTCCAAAGCCAACTCGTGGTTCAGCAAATGCTAAAGTTGCTGCTACTGCAGTTAAGATTCAAGCTGATACAGAATCTGAAGTACAAGTTGTTATCAACAAGCACTATGAATATTCTCGTTTAATCGAGGACATCACTGCTGCTCAAGCTTTGGCTTCTCTTCGTTCTTTCTACACAGAAGATGCTGGCTATGCTTTGGCAAAACAAACTGATGACGACTTGTTCGCATTAGGTAAGTCTTTTGGTGACGGTGATGCTTCTGACTGGACTCACTCAAACAGCTATTTCATCGATGCTTCTACTGGTTTGACAGCTTATGCAGTTGACACAGTAACTACATCTGATGTTTTCACTGATGAAGGTTTCCGTAAGTTGATTCAGTTGATGGACGATGCTGATGTACCTATGGACGGTCGTAAGTTTGTAATCCCACCATCATTGAGAAATGCAATCATGGGTATTACTCGTTACAACTCTAGCGACTTCGTTGATGGTCGTTCAACACAAACTGGTTTAATTGGTTCATTGTATGGTATCGATGTATTCGTATCAAGCAACTGCCCAGTTATCGAAACAGCTGCTGAAAACTCAGCTGGCGATGCAGTTAAAGGTGCATTGTTGTTCCATACAGACACAATGGTTCTTGCTGAACAAGTTGGTGTTCGTTCACAAACTCAATACAAACAAGAATACTTGGCTAACTTGTACACTGCCGACACATTGTACGGTGTTAAGACAGTTCGCCCAGAAGCTGGTTTCGTATTGGCTGTAAACGGTTAATAACCGCTAAAGATTCCCTGCTTCGGCAGGGGTCTTTTTTAAGAGTTCCACAGAGAGCTTTTAATAAAGACAAGGAGTTCAAATGGCAATTTATCGTGGTGCAGGTGGTGCTGGAGATGCAACTGGTGACTCAGCCAGTGAAGCACTCTTAGTTCGTACTCTCGCTGCTGAAGTTCAGGTTGATGCTGATGCTGCTGCCGCCAGTGCAGCCGCTGCAGCTACTTCAGCAACCAATGCTTCTACATCAGCTACTAATTCATCTACAAGTGCAACTAGTGCATCTAATTCAGCTTCTGCAGCATCTACTTCAGCGACTAATGCAGCCAGTTCTGCGAGCACTGCTACAACTAAAGCTTCTGAAGCATCGACAAGTGCAACCAATGCAGCAAGCTCTGCTTCAGCGGCTTCGACATCTGCAACTAATGCGGCTTCATCTGCTACTGCTGCTAGCACATCTGCATCTAGTGCTTCTACTAGTGCGACTAATGCCGCTAGTTCAGCGACTACCGCAAGCACTGCAGCTACCAATGCTGGTAATAGTGCTACCGCTGCTGCATCGTCAGCATCGTCAGCCAGTTCTTCAGCATCTGCGGCAGC